TGCTGGATACCGGCCTTCAGCGCGTCTTCGAGCTGTTCGACGTCAACCCTCGCCTGCATCTGCACAACGTCGAGGTCCATCGGGAGCTGACGCTGTACGAAATCGCGAGAGACAAGCTGATCGCCCCGGAGCTGGAGTAGGGCCACGATCGCGCGTGCTGGGTCCTGACCCGCAGCGAATCCGTAGGTGACATCTGTGGTGTAATCGCCCTTCATGTCTCGGGAGGCGATGTACGTCTCCTGGAACGCAGCACCGTTGACGATGCCACGGATCTCGCGCGGCTCATCAGGCCACAGCTTCTCGTCCATGCGAAGGGCGATCTCGATCGCCTTCTTGAGCGCCTGGGCGATGACCGTCTGTCCGGTCGTGATGACCGTGTTGAACGAGCCCATGAGCGCCTGAACGCCCTTGCCGGTAATGATACTGGCATCGATGTTCCCACTGCGCACCTCGGGGGTGCGCGTGGCCTTGCTGAGTTCCATGTCAAGCATCTGTTCCTGCTGGAACGATGCCTGGGGGAACTCGGTACCGACAAGCCTGATCTTCTCCGGGGAATCGGATCGGATCACCGCGTCAGCGCCGAATGTCATCTTCTGCACGTCGCGGGGAACTGCGAGTGGGGCGCGAACCGTCTTCTCGGTTGCTTCCAGTCCAAGGAGCGCCATGCGCGACTTGGCCAGGTATACCCAGATGGCGTCATCGAACGCGCCACGGCACTCGTCATCGAATCCCGGCCGGAAGGCCGGGGAGACGGGGACCTCTCCGAACACGTTGTCCATGCGCTGAACGATGTGCTGATTGAGTGACGGAAGGTAGAGGATCATCTGATCCCGATCGATGTACTTGCGTACCTCGATCTTCCGCTCACCCCAGTTGCCGGTGGAGCCCTGGTTGCCCTGCACAAGCCTGAGCAGTTCCGGATACTTGGAGACGAGCTTCGCCGCCTCCTCCATCCAGCAGCGTGTATAGCTGACCAGCAGGCCGAAGACATTCGTCTCCGGATATACGCCGATAGGGTTCTCAATCCTGATGATCGGGATCTTCCGATCGAAGTCAGGCTCAACGACGTAGTAGCCCGCACCGTACGTGGTGTAGTGGTCAGCGAACTCGATCTGCCGTCCGGCCGGAAGGGCGGACTGCTGCACGATGTAGTTCGCGTGCTTGGTGCGCTTGTTGCTCTTCTGCTTCGCGGCGGCGCTTGAGGCGCCGCCCGTGGAACAGTTGATGCTCGGCATGGCGCCGATCATCTCCGCGATGTCACGTGCGGTCGTGTCGATCAGGTTCGCGACGATGGGCTTGGGCCACATATCCGGCATGGACGACGGCATGACCGTGTCCACGTCTCCGGAGCGTACATCACGAACGTCCTTCTTGCGCTGGTCGGACGCGGCATAGACGGATCGAAGTCGCTCTACTCGCTGGTGGATTTCAGCAATCGACCTTGCCATGCCTACCTCCTTTCAGCGGTCACCAGGACCGCTTTCCGTTCGCCACTTCCCAGGCGTAGCGCCAGGTGAGTGGACCGGTCCCACCATCAGCGGGGCCGAGATCCTTGACGAAGTGCTGCTGGAACGCCTTCACCTTCGCGATGTCCGTCTTGGTCATCTGGTTCGACGGCCCGACCTTGTAGGCCGGTCCGACGGTACCCTTGATCTTGGCATCGATCGCTGCGAGCCACTTCTGGAGCTGGAGAGCACCATCGCTCTTGACGCCGAGAAGGAACTTGTCCCGACCGGGGAAGGCCGGAGCGGAAGGAGTGGGCTTGTCGAAGTCGGGCGAGCCGTAGCCGGTCACGAAATCCGAGAACCGGTTGCGCGTCTTGACGTAGACGCCATCGCCTTCCGCGCCACCGCTGTCGTTCGTGTTCCCCTCGATCGTGGTGATAGTGGTGTCGTCGAACCCCACCACGATTCCGGTGTGAACATGACCGCCGTAGATGACCTGAGCGCCGAGACTGGGCTTCTCCGACCATCGACCCTTTGCCTTGTACCAGTTCATCGCCGCTTCTACGGAAGCGGTGACGGCAAAGGTGCCCTCCTTGACCTTCGCGGTGCGGTATGCCCATGTGGTGAAGACAGCGCACCAGGGCTGGCCCTGGGCCCACGACAGCTCAGGAACGAGTGGAGCGTACTTCTCCACGTTGTCCCAATGGCCGTTGGATCTGCCCTCGCGGTATCCGACCTCTGCCTGCAAGACGGCCTTGAGGCCGTTGAACGTACCCACTAACTCCACCACTCTCCGGTGACATGACCAGCGAACGCAGCCTGAGAGGCGTAGTCGAGGTCTACTGTTACGATCTTGTTGTTGTCCCTGCCCGAGCGGTAGGGATTCTCCATGTGGAACACGGACTCCAGTTCGTTGACGAGTTCGCGTGCGCGAATCTCCGCGAACCACAGAGCCATCACGGTGTCCGTCTTGCCCTTGGTCTCCGGGAACCACGTGGTGAGCTGTTCGATGAATGCCTTCATGCCCTCCCCGCTTGAGCGGGAGGGCAACCGGATCAGGTTCTTGCCCTGTTCCCATCCTTCGAACATCATGCTCATGGACGCGACACCGAAGTCAGCGTCCCACTTGTTCTTCCCGGTGAAATGCTCCTTGAGGAGGCAGCCACGGGATGCGAGGAAGTTCCGGATCTCCCGGTTCTGCGTGACCATGAGGTTCATGGCGTTCTTCTCGATGCGCCACTCTGCGACGTGGTACTTGACCGTCAGCTCTTTGATCTTGTCGAAGATGTCGTCTGGCTTGCAGTTTCCACGAGTCCACACATCCAACACCCATCGGACTCCAGTATTGCGATCGACTCCGAGAATGACAGAAGCACTGTTCCCTGTGATTGCAGGGTCGAAGCCACCGATGACAGAAAGGCCGTCCATCCCAGCGTCGCGGTGTCCCGGTGCCCCTCGCACCATTGGTCCCGCAGCGCGCATGCCATCCACGCATCCGGTGACGTTCTTGACCGAGAAGATCGCATCCTCAACCACCTGTTCCTGCATGTAGACCATGGCCCAGTTGCGCGGGCTCATGCCCGCGCGACGCTTCGAAAGCGCCAGTCCAGACCACATGGGATACAGGCCGTCGTCCCGTTGCTGCACGAGCTTCCTGGCGTGGATTGAGACCGGAGGACGGTTCGTCCATGGCCACAGTGTCACCCAGTCGTCCGTCTTGTCGGCAAACTCCAGGACGGCGGGCTGAGTAAGGTACGTCCATGGGGAGCGCTCCTCACCGTAGTATTCGTCTTTCAGGATCTCGGAGTAAAGGTCCACAGGTTGAAGCCTGGTTCCAATGAGGAGAAGACGACCTCCGGGATAGGAGAGGCGGTTGAGCACCTGGTTCTGAATCCAGTCGATCTGCTTGGCGTACTCGTGGGCGTTTCCCATGTCAACGCAGTCGTCCATGACGATGAGGTCTGCACGGGAACCGTAGATGTGGCCACGGATTCCAAGCGCCTGAACCGTCGGCGAAGCTTCGCCGCTATTGCGCAGATCGGAGGAGAGGTAGATGCTGTCCGCTGTCCATGCTGCGCTGTTGGCATCGAAGCCGCCTTCCGGTGCGAAGTCGATCTGGAGCTGCCGGTAGTTCTCGTTCGTGGAGGACAGCCGGTCCTTGATGCCTCGAAGGAACCGCTTGGCCATCTCCTGAGTCTTGGAGACGATGATGATGCGGAGGTTCGGGTCCTCGCAGATCCGATACGTCAGGTAGTTGATGGTGATCGTCGTGGACTTGGCGTGCTCGCGCGGAGTGTTGATCAGAAGCATCTCGGGCTCGCCAGGAACGTAGACCTGGTTCGGGTGGAGATTGCGAGGCTCGCGGCCTTCGAGCAAATCAACCCACTGGAGATGGTGGTTGAACAACTGCGTGTCGAGGTACTTCATGCAGAAGTCCTCGAATGACGGCATGTTCCTGCGCGCCTCTCCTGGCGCGCTCTTGATCAGCTTGACGCGTTCGTGGTCCGCCTTGAACTCTTCATCGGTCTTGCGCCAGTACGTGAGAGTCGCAGAACTGAGCTGCAATTCCTCAAGGGCCCTCGTGGTCCCGAGGCCACTGCGCATGAGATCAATGAACGCGCGCTTCTTCGCTCCGGTGGAAAGGCCGCTCTCGTGGCCCTTGTGTTCCACCTTCCCTCTAGCCCTTTTCTTCGGAGGCGTCTTGGTGATCCTGCCGGTTTCCATGTTCTTGTATACCGTGGCCAATTCAAGCACCTCCCCTATTACATGTTAACGTGTTGACGAGTTACCTCGTTATCGCTCACGCCGCCCTTTAGGGGCGGCGCTTCGCTTTATCCGGAGGAAGATCCCCACCCCTGTGGGGTATTACATGTTCTCATGTTTACAAGTAACACCACTGCCCCTCAAGGGCAGTGGTGTGTTACGTGTTCTCATGTTAACTAGTAACCATGTAATAGTGAACTATACTCACCCCCTTTGGGGGGTGAGTAGTTCATGATTACATGTTAACAAGTAGTTGTCGTTCGTTCGCTTCGCTCTCTCACTTACTATATGGTGTCATGACAGCGTTGTCTATGACTGTTTGCTCGAAAGTGAGACGAAGGTCACATGTACATATACAATCATAGTAGGTCAACTTGGACATGAGCGCTTGCTCAGTCAGGGGCTCCTTGCGCTCCGGATTCTTGGTCATCGGGGAATATTACGCAATTGGATGTGGTCTCACACACACAC